TGTAGGCCGACTGGTGTTCAAAGATCTTGCCGGTATCTGGGCACTTGTAGGCCGTGATCTTCATGCAGCATGGTCCCTGCCAGGAGGTTTCAGTATCATAACAGTCTGTGTCAAACCGTCAACCTGTATCTTGCCAAGACCGCCTGCAGGTCTGTGATCAAACTGTCCAACTCAGGTGCGCGAGCGATAGCAGCATCAAGATTGCCATAAAACTGTTCCAAACAGTTGATCAACAGAGCTTTGATTTTGGCTTCGTCAGGACCATGTGGCAGTGTGGAGTTGGCATAGGCAGTTTCAAGTGCATGTTCCTTGTTGGTGAAATAATCTTCCAATTGCTCAAGAGTCCATTCACCTCGGCGGATGCTTTTCAGCTGCTCACGATTGCGCTGTAGGTCCAGATCGCCTTCCACTAGAATCTGCTCCACTTCGTTCATGAGTCTCACACAGTGATAGGCAAACTTGGTCGAATAGCCAAACTGAGATATGTCAGCAGCGCGTTTGGGATTGCTGCTGTTGACCTTGTTGCGTATCTTGGAAAATTGTGCATAAGAATAGCCTTTGAACTTGTGCCATGCGCCTTTATGCAAAAACAACCGACGATTCTCACGAATCATCTCCCCAATGGCAGTGCTGTGGATAACGCAGTTGCGTGGAACAAACAAACTGTTGAGCATATTGGGATTGTTGTCCATGCACAGTTGGAAGTATTTCACAATGCCCCAGACTGAGAAGTCCATTTCCACAGTCCGATTGGGATCCTGGATGTGATGTTCACTCCACTGTTCAAAGCGCTGAATCTGCTGGCCAAATCCGGGAATAGCACCTGCTAGGTGCGGAAACACCTGATCCTTGGGCGGCACTGCCACACCATAGATATCTTGATCGCTGGTGTCTGTGCTGACACCATAGGCTGCACTGCCCATGATCACCAACAGCACTGTGTTGCCTGGCAGCCAGCGCGGCGGGTGTATGAGATTGCGCCTGGTTAGATCCTGCAGCAGCATGTGATGTCTCCAATTGACCTGCGCATGCTAGCAGATCTGCAGCAGTTGTCAACACCAGATCAGACGGAACCACGCCACTGCGTCAGCTGTGACCCTGTTGTCGTCAAACTGCACTTTGATACAGTTTTCACCCATTGACCAATGAGCATTCCAACCTTGACCACTGCGCGAATACAGACCTTTGTCTCTGGGTCCCACGTGATCTGACAACCAAGCACAGATCAGTTCCAACTGCGTCATGACACCAGCGCTGCCAATTGTTGTATCGGGGTTGCGAATGTGTACCACTGTCAACGGTGTTATTTCCAAATCATGCTGAACTGCATGAAATCAGATTCATTGCTGAAATAAAACTCCTCTATTGCCGGGTCAAGGCCAACTTCATTGATGTTCTGACTGCTGGGCAGCCAGGTCCATGATTTGGTCTCAAGATTTTCCAAACACCACAACAGCGCCTGTTTGCAGCGATCAGTGTCATGAGCCAATAGGCCCGCCGTCCAATAGCAGGGGCTGTGTGTGGCCAACATCAGGTCTGAGCACACAGCTGATCATGGGTTTGAGCATGTTCAACCAGCAGATTGGCATGCACATACACCAACACAGCATAGGAAATGGCATGTGCGGCTTTGAATGCGTAGCTGTTGTCTGTCTTGACCCAGATTTCATCTCGTATGCTGTCAAACCCCTGGGCTTCACAACGCCACTGCAGGTGTCGTTTGCCAGGACGAATCAGTGCTAGGATCATAGCTATGTGCTCTATGCTGGTTGGTCGCAGTCTAGCACAGAGATCGCCATAGTTGCCAAGATGAAACAGCTGTTTGACAAATGACTGGTCTGTGAACAGCGTCCAATCCAAGGGTCTGTCCATCAGCTGCAAGAGATGTGCTTCGTCGCGCACCTGCTCGTAGACTCCCACATTCAGTAGGTCAATCTTGAAGAATCCCTGAGATTCGGCTGCGTGATAGTCCAAGCTGCACAGCCCAGTGATGGGATCTGTGGGCACGGCATGAAAATACACGCCTGTGTTGTGTTTGGTGATCTTGCTGTCTTTGATGATACTGGCAGGTGTGTGACGCAGCAGAGCCAGAGCCTGATCCCTGCGGGCAAAATCCACATCAATGTCACCGCGATCCGCTGTGCTGTGCCTATCAGTCACGATCAATCTTACCGTCAAGTTGCTGCTGCAGCACATGCATTTCCCTGCGGCGACTGCGCAGCGCCATGCTGGCTTGACGCAGTTCATTGCGCAGAGTCACCAGCTGCTGCTCTGCGTATGCCAGTCGTCTCTCAAGACTCAGCACATGTGCTGGGTCCGCAGCACGTATGCGCTGGCCATCTATGACAAATTCGACCACTGTGCCCGTGCTCACAGGCAGAAGTTTGATCTGTGGTGTGTCTGCGCGACTGTCTGGGGCATCATCTGAGCCATACATGTCTGTGATGTTCATTATAAACCTGCTTTCTTCAATGTGTCTTTGACAAAGGCAGCACTTTCTTTGTCACTGCGAAGTTTCAATTGCCACTGTGCTGTGGGTGCCATGGCAAAGATCATGTTGATCTGTTCTGGACTACAGCGCCGCAGTGCAGATTCGGCGCTGCTGGCATTATATAGCACCCAGGGACTGATGCGACCTGTTTGTATCCAACGAGTCAGTTGGCTGGCATTGACTTCACGAAAAAAGTCGTACCAGGGCTGCTCATGCTGTTGACTCCATTCTCGCATCAGCACGATGCCACGTTCCACTGCCTGTTCTGGCGATTCGCTGCGCAGCAGATCCTTGACATATTCTTCATATACTGTATCATGTGTCCACTTGTCCACAGGCAGATTGTGTTTCAGCACATAGTCTATGAAACGCGCAGGTTCTGGTGCTGCGGTGTCCAACAGATGTCTGGCAAATCTACTAAATGCCAAATAGTACTTGCTGTCAATGAAATCCTTATAAGTCCGCTGATTTTTCTTGCCAGTGACAGCTGCATTCAGCTCATAGAACCTGCTCCATGCCATGAATGCTATGCGACCCTGGGGCTGATCTCGCTGAAACCAACGTCTCTTTTTTTCACAGATGTGATTGATCAGCCGCAGCTCATCTGAGAATTCACGTTTACAGAATTCACAGCGACACTGCTTAGGAATCACGCTCCAGCTTTTTGCCATCTTCTACCAGTTCCTTGAGTGCTGCATCGCTCAGTCCAGCATCTTTGCCCAACTGTCGCAGGCTGTCACGGCTCAGCTGTGATTTCAACAGTGTCAGTTCGTCTGTATTGGCACTGGGATACAGCTGCAAGAGAAAATCGTCAATGGCTCGCGTCTTGCCTTTGGCATTCTTGGCGCCTAGATAGGGTCTATACTGCTTGCTGCCAGTGCCAGCCAAGCACAACAGTTGGTGCTGTAACTCTGGGTGCTTGCCCAGTGCCCACAGACCAATGTTAACCAAATCATTGGTTGCCAGCACTGCATAACCCTGCATGTTGCTCTGCGGACCAAGGCTGGCCATATAGCGCATCAGCAGAAATGGGCTGTAGCCTTTGCGTTCTTCGTCAGTGAGTCTGTTGTAATACCCCAGATCTCTGGTATCCAGAGCTCGCAGAGTGGCATCTACACTGAGCTTCTGTCCCTGCGTGTTGAGTTTCTTTGCCATCTGCAATTATAACCTATGCAACTGTTTTCATCAATCGGCCCTGGCGATGATATAATACAACCATGGGTCGCCCACTCACAGATCAATGGATAGGACCACCTCATGACCGCGGACCTGTGCTGATGCCAGTGATCAACAATCAAGGCCGTGTGGGTCGAGGTTGGATCATCAAGCAGGTTGGCAGCGATAGATTCTTGGTACAGGACTGTGACACTGACGAGATAGGCAGCTACAGGCTCTGTGAATCAGCCGAACCACCCATGTCCGGACTGATGAGCATCAGATTCACTGGCATGGCCTCGGGATTTGCCATGCGCATCACCAGCAGCAAGATCAAGGACTGGCATGGCAACCATCTGGAGTGGAGCATCTGGGGC